TAATAAGAGAAAACAGATCAGGGCGCAACAAAGAAGTACGTCGAATTGACTGATTAACCAATCCAAGAACATGCTCATCACTGTAGCGAATCGGAATTTTAGTATCCTGAACCGCACGGCGAACTTCGTTTATTACGTCTTGAGGAGTAAAAGACACTAGGGTAGTCCTCTACTAGCTTGCGCTGAAAGTGCGGCTTCTAGTCCATCAACCTCAACAACTGTTTCCGGTTCTTTAACTTCTTCTTGCTGTTTGATCTGTACACGTTGCTTTTTTGTAAAGGGCGTACCTTTAGCATCAGCAACCTCTTCAAATTCTGGATTGCTAATCCACGGCTCTGCCCGAATAAAAACAACGCCAGATGGTTTATGCAGCAAAAAACGATCAGCCATCCTATCCTCCATGGAAGAAGGGGGCCGAAGCCCCCATCCGGTTAAGTACCGTAATTAATAACGCACATACGAATACGGAACCTTGCAAGCTTCAAAGTTCCCGAAGCCACGGCAATCCGCAGTTTATCCGCAGCGGTATAGAACTTCGTACCTGTCGTATAAACCAGCGAGTTAAGCGCACCGTTAGTATTCGAGCCCGTAGCAAACGAAGTCGCAGAACCCGTGTCACCGATGTTAATAGTCGAAGTACCACCCTCTACTACATCGGGAGTAGTAGCCCCCGTAGCCAACAGAAGATGGACATAAACGACCTGGGTATTTGCGCCGATGGTCATTACTTCAAAAATATCAGAAGTAGCGCCATAACCATTTGCAGCATTACAAATCGTCGGACCGTCATACGTTACTTCAACAATCTGCGGGCCCCCAAAACCAGGGTCCCCTTTATATGCAGGGCATGCAGACCGCAAATCAGCCCCTTTAATATTGGTAGTTACTGTTGCCATTGCAATTACTCCTTAAGGGGGTTGATTACTGACGAATATAGAGCTTAGCCAGCGCTTCTGGTTTCACGACTTTAGAGCCATATACTTGAAGACCACGAACAATCGTACCAAAGGTAGATTCAGCACGCAGCGACTCCATTTCCGTCATTTGCGAAGCAAACGTAAGCCCCATCTTATGCCCTGCAATCACAGAATAGCAAGTGAAAGTAGAATCCACGACCTTATTCAGATTGTGCGATACATACAACGTAAAGCGATCAATCATCCCAAGACGGCCATTGCGCATGATCGTAGTGCCATCGCCAGACAATGAAGCATCCTTCAAATCAGACTTTTTGATCAGGCCGGCCATCCAAGCCGGAATAACCATCCAGCGATCTCCTTCAGGCGCATTCGATTCATCCAACACCGTTCCAGCATCAATGATGTAGTCCAGAACATTCGTCTTCGTAATCTGGAGCGGAGAACCTGTAGCACCTAAATTGAAGTTGCCAGAAATCCTCCCTGCCGTTGCACCAACGTTATAGGACGAAATGCCTGTCAGCATGCTAGTGAGAATCTTGGAATCAATTTTGATCTTCATCTTCTCCGAAGCATCACGCGACCAAGCATCCATGAGATTTACATCCGCTTGGATACGATCAACATCATCTTCAACCGCAGCAAAATAGTCTCCTTGGTCAATGAGCAGCTGCAATTTCGGTTTATCAGGACGTTCCAGTTGGAGTTGCATACCCTTCTGGTAATCCTTAATGGTAAGCTCAGGAGTAGTACGGATATTAACCGTATCACCGAAAGCTTTAATTTCTCCTTCATACAGGATGTTATCGTAGTAGCTCTTTATCTACTACTTCTAACGGTTCTAATTCCCGTTAGGTCGGACTATCTCATCACCCATCTTTTTTATAAAACCCTCTCGGGCTAGGCTGTCTATTATCTTTAAAACGTGCAACTTCTCGATAATATTTGCGGCTATAGCATGCCCCGCAAAGCCCAGTACGGCGAAACTCATATATTGTCGCGCTGCAATTTACACACGTACCGACAGGTGTTCGGCACTCGTGGGAACCTAAGTCTGCTACATGAGAAAGCTTATACAACATAGACTGTATAATGTACGGTTGAACAAGTTGGGCAAATTTACGACTCTCTTCTGTACCACACTCAATCCAAAATGCCCTATCAATCGCACTAGTCTTTCTGCACCGTATATTCCAACTAATTCCATGAACTTCGAAGAAGTAGTCTTTTATAACCATGCATTCAGCTTCACTACACATCGTAGCTATGTTTGTAGCAACTGATTTAACCCACCCAGTAGTATTAACATTTCGGCGGGCATGTCCATCATCCATATACCAAATCGCTATACCCTCTGAGGTTAGCATATCTAGTATCCGGCGCGTGTATGTCTTTCTTCCATTTGGATAACACCACCCCTTTATTTGTTTCCAATAAGGATGACTAGATACAAACTTAACTGCCTTATACTTCCCCTCTGGTCCGTTTGAATACTCCCTAACAGAAAAACTTCCTCCTAGGGCTTTTCGTACCAGAGCCGCTTTATGCTCACAATAATCGCGCTGGGTAGTACTATGCAGAATAACTAGCTCGTGTTTTCCATTAGAAGTATTGATATAACCATCACCTAAAGTCATACCAATAAAAACACCACGTGTCGCTACATCCATCTTTATCTCCATTTAGGGCACAAGGCCCGAAGATTCTTACTTAGATTCCTAGTCTCTGAACCTTCCCCTTTCGGGGCTTGGCTGCGGATTGGCGTCTCAGCTTTCCCGCAATTCACCGAATTTTACACGGACCATGAAGTTAATCCGTGTTACTAATTGCTGCCAAAACGGTTGCGTCATAAAAGTTGACAATTAACTTACTAGCCCAGATTTCCTCGCTGTTACTATGCTCCGGGAATGAGCATTAAACTTAGATATTTATCTAAGCGCTGCAGCAGTTTCCTCTGCAGTCTATACGTCGCCGTATAGTTCGGACTATCGCATCAGTATCGCTATTCGTTCTACTGCCACTCCACTTAGTCTCTGCGGGTCCGACTTCATTTGGCTTAGCTCTTCGGCAAAAATACGTCTTGCCATTTCCATGTCTGGTCTGTGACCGCGCCCGGAATATCTTCCACTCGCATTGTCCAACCACCAAAGCACTAAAAGCGCTTGCTCGCGTTTTAGAATAAGGTATGGAAGCGCCGCCCCAAGCAAACTGCGTATTCCAGCTTGCTGGAGAATCTCCCACGATACTGATGCCTGCTGCCGAGAGTTTTGTGCTTTGCGGTTTGCTAAATGCCCGCCAAAAGTGGCTTGCAATTTGTCTAGCACTATTCGCCCTGATACAGCTTGCGATACACGGACCCGAGGCCGGACATAAAACACACCCGGCGCTTGTTTTGAGTACATGAATTGAGTATCTATACATCCCTCACCATCTAAAAAGCCTGCCAAATACTGTGGGCTCATATTAATTCCACCTAGGTGGTATAAAGTAGCCTACGTTATCAGTTCCCTCGGGTTGCGTCAAGGACGTGTTCCCGGTATTCAGGAGCGGTTTTATATCCCCAAAATAAGCTAGAGGCTAGGGATAAAATTTCCGGTGTATGCTGCGCCACCACCTGCGACGGGAAATGCCATGATAAATACTCCTAGTTATGCAGCGGAACGGAAAAGCCGCCCCTCAGACTGCGCGCTAAAAATGTCCTTCTCAATCTGCGCCCGTTCCGCTTCACGCCCTTTGTAAGCACCCTTCATAACATCCGCGTAAAATGCCTTGATATCCTGCGGAGTATATTTCTTGGGTTGAGGAGCAGCTACTGTGGGTGCCGACAATGCCCGGCCAGGAGCTACTTGCTTTTCAAGTTCGGTTTGCGCTGGATTTGGGCCAGACGAGACTTGCTTAGGTTGTTCACCACTGAGAGATTTCCAAGCGTTGAAGATATTAATAGTCCGAGTCACATCATGCGATCTACGTGCGTCATCCAGGTAAGTTTGGCGGGTAATCTGTGTCATCGGATCAGCATCAAGCAGCCACGTAAGGAAGTGCTCATTGGCATTGACTGTCTGCCAATCTGGAACCGCTCTTCCAAGAGCTTCGAAAAACCGCTCATCAGCGGTCTGCGCTTGTGATGCCGCAACACGATTAATCGCTGGAACTACACCTTTAAGGCTCGCAACCTCTGCGCGAACTGCCTCAAGCGCCCCATAGAATGGAGCGAGTTCTTCTCTAGCAGCACGACGAGCGAAATCAACCATATCACTACCGTAGTCAGTTTCGTCTTTATCGCTAAGGAATCGCTGCTGAGAAGTTGCTTGCGGCTGAGATACTGCGGGGGCTGTTTGCATAGAAGCAATAAGTTGCTCAAGCTGGGAAATTCGTTCTGCTTGCTGCCCAGCCTGCCTGACTACGGCATTATAGGTGCCTTGCAACGAACGCCATCTTTGAGCAAAGGTAGGACTATTTTCATCTTCAGCTGGCGGTGCAGCCGCCGTTTCACTTGGTTTAGCGCTCGCATCTTCAGGCAATGGCTCAACTACAGGCTCTTTTTTCTCAACTACTTCTGGCTCAACTGGTTTATTCGACTCAGTTACGCCTTTCTCGTACTCAGAAATAATGTTGTTAGCTTGCTCCACTTGACGCTGAATCTGCTCCGGTAAACTCATTTCATACGCTCCTTGCCTGCACGACTAAGGTTACTCGACACGACCATTAAATAGCTGCTGAATATCAGTCAGCATTTGGGAGCGGCCCTGTAAGACTCCCACATTCTGTTCTTTGTTTGTAGCCACTGGCAATTTACGAAGTTCCGCCAACTCCAAACGCTCAATAATCCTAAGTAATTCAGGATACTGGCGCCCAATAGTGACAAATAACTTACGCTCATCGTCAGACCGTAAAACAATCATTGCGTCTTAAATACCAAGAATCCATAGGTTCCTGTCGTTGGCGTCAAAGCCCCCGCGGTAGGATTAACAAAAGTTAAGGTTACGGTATTCGCTGCTGTTGCTACTGCTTTAACAACTGCTGTAGCATTCGTAATTGGTGTCTTCACGCAGAGAACAACGTCCGTTGCTGCTACGCCAGGGACAGTAAAGCCCGTCTGATCCACTACAACAACAGTAGCAACAGAAGCCGGAGTAAGCGTAGCCTCTACATAACTAGAAGACGTAGCCGTATTCGACTTATTAGTGAGCCGTACAAGCCCGAAAGAAGCATCTTCACGCCAAGCCATTTGAATCTCCTAGTTAGTACTTACTATGATATACAACCTAAAAGCTATATTTGTCAAGAATATAGCCGTTACGAACTCTTAATTTCCAGCGCAGCCCAGTTCCATGCTGCCGTAGCTGTGCCTCCAGCATCTATGTTTACAGTAGGTGCAGTTCCCCCCGAAGCCTTGTATCCAGACACAACGCTCACTTGAGTAGCGTAATCTGCAGCATCTACAGTCAAGTCACTGCTCGTAGGAGAGCCCAACTGATTCCAGTCTGTTGCACATGCAAATACATATGACCCAGAAGCAGTGCCTCCCGTATAAGCAGTAGGCGTCATATTATTTGTAGCGCTTGTGCCTGATCCAGTAACACCTATGGGAGACGCATTGTAGCCAGTTACACGATAGACCTTATACGAAACTCTTAGGCCCGAAGAATCCCCGAGCGTGCTCACCCTAGAAACGCTAATCGTAAGTGTTCCGCCCGTTGTAACTGTAGCCGTGTATATACCTGCATGCCCTGGTGTTGCAGCGTGCCCGTCTTGCTTTATCCGCTGTGTCCAGCTAGAAACCGTAGCAGTCCCCGCAGAATTAGTAATAGTCTGAGTAAGCGTAGCGTCAGAATCTGTATTATTTAGCGTGTCGCAGTTAGAACAGAGGACAAGCAAGTCATTCGTAGAAACTGTTGCTGATGTAGAACTAACTGTAACCCCTGCATTAGGCGTACCCGTCCAACGAGCAATAGTCCCCGCCGTCACAACAATATTGCTACCCCCCGTAGTTCCCGTAGCCGATATTGTCAGATTACTCATGGTCTGGCTAAGCGTACCCGCAACAGCGACTGTACCCGTAGCAGCGGAAGTAAGATTACTCATGGCCTGGCTAAGCGTACCCGCAACCGCGACTGTGCCCGTAGCAGCGGAAGTCAGATTACTCATGGTCTGACTGAGCGTACCTGCAATAGCAACTGCGCCTGTAGCCGATACTGTAATAGGATCAAGTGTTTGTGTTAGCACTCCAGTTACTGGGTGCGATCCTACTGCAGTAATCGTTATTGGATCAATTACTTGGTTCAGCGTTGCACTGATACCACTTCCACCACCAGAAGATACACCGCCAATAGTGCCATAGCCCCATCCTCGGCTTCGTGGGAGTCTATGACTTCTCATAATTACCCGCCCGAACCTTTTACGTAATAGAGCGAAGCAGTACCTGTACCCATAATCGCGGATACTGTGTCTGCTAGTCCAACTTCAAATAACTCCACGGACCCAGGTGCAAGCGCGACTCCGTTTGCTATAGTCGCAGTCGTAATGCTCGCTGCCATACCCCAAGTTATAAACGCTACAGTCGTTCCAGAGTTATACACCCGCAAGATAGAGGGGCGCGCTGGTACCGTAGCACTGGACGCAGTAGTTGTAGCACTATGCGTCGTTGGTGCCCCAACAGGGCAAAATATATCCGCCATACGATCTATCCTCATGCTGGTTGCGGTTGTTGCGGACTTACTTGGTTAGACTCAGCACCCCCCATAGGCATACCACCTGGATGTGTCGGAGGAACTCCAACTGCGGGAGCTTGCCCTGGTGCCCCTGGCTGAGCCGGCTGGGGCATTAATTGTTGAAGTTTTTGCTGTACTTCAAGCTTTTCCTTAGAGGGAACAATATCGTCTATCGGCATAGAGAGCCCTTTCGCTACCTCGCGCAAGATACTCGCTCTGCCCGGAATACCTATAATCTGGCTATCAATCGGGTTTGCTGTAGCATTCAGGAACTCAATCCGGCGTACGTTTAGTTGCTCGCGGTTCGCAAGATTAATCGCTCCACGCGCCTGAATAATCGCGTCCCCCTTAATCGCAGGGTCAGGATCGTAGCGCATATTCCAGTTAAACTGACCTTCCACTGAAGGGGCAATCACGTCCATATCGATATACATCACGACTTGGCGAATTCCCTTGCCAGCGGAGCCCATCAACATATTCAACCCCGAAGCCGTCCGCCCCGCACCCCCCACATCCATATCGCCATAGACATACGCAGGAATGCCCGACTGATCATCGGCAAGTTTCGAGAAGTGATCATAGACAGTCATCAAGGCGGAAGACCGATCATCAGGCTGGTTAAACCTAATCGCAGGCTGCCCACTTCCTAGAGGATCATTCAGCGTCTGCCATATCTTCCACGGATAAAGCTTCGTTATTTCCTCACCCTCAGGCATCCGGTCTATATTCACCTCAACCTGTGGGCCTGAGGCAAGCCCCATGTTATTGACGAGCGAACGCGCTGCAGCATTACACACTGCCTGCACATCCTCAATCATTTCTGGGAGCCCTGTTCCCCAGAATGCTCCTGGGCGCTTGAAGAAACAGGTTTTTCGGTAAGGCTGCTTACCCAACGGGTCATAATTCAACGTGGCCTTAATAACCCAACGGCCAACCAGCCAAGCATTTACATCGTACTCTTTTGCTGCATCGGGGATTTCTTCAGGTGTAAGTCCCCACTCCAGGAGCAATTTCCCAGGAACTTTTCCCCAGAATTCAAGTGCATCCACCACCTCAGTCGGGCGCATCCATACGTTGTGCTTCTGCTCAAGCTCGGATTTCTGCATCTCTGCAGACCACATCCAATTACTCAAACCGCCCGTAGGCATTTCATCAAGTAGTTCCCGTATTGCACCATCATCGTACCCTGGCACTCCAATCAATTCAGAGACTTCAGGGCGACTCAATCGGTGGTGCTCAAACATATACCCTTCGCCAATACGCGTTATGCCCGGTTCTGGATATATCCGATAAGGATCAACTCGTTTATACGCGGGAGAGAGTGTGTCATCTACCTGCGGAACGAAGGCGCCTTGCGCATCCTTGACCCACTGCATGGATCGTTGTCGGCAGACAATCGGACCTTTAATGAACGCAGCTGGATAAGTCGTCAGATCAGAAATAAACTCGGAGAAGGCCTCTACCATTCCCCCCTGTTCGAACTGATCTTCAATCCTGCTCTGCATCCGATCACAACGATTCTGCGCAGCTTCTAGCAATTCAAACCGTATGTCCTGCTCCGCTGCTTCTTTCAACTCATCCATAAGGTCTGGGTCAGGTGCTTGGCCTGTGCTCTGAATCGTGTTGATTACTTTATTGGCGAACTTCTGGTGGATCGTATCTACCATATCAGGGGGCAAGTCGGGAACAGGTGTAGGAGACACACTAAACGGTATCTTCCCGTCATCTAGCAGAATATCCCGCAGCCAGCTTTCCGCCCCCCGGCACTTCGTCTCCGTAAGCATCATGAAGACTTCGGAGCCACCTTGCGCCTGAATCTCTGTGAGCTTCGTAGGCTCATACTGCCCGTTGCGCTGGCGCAGCGCCCGTAACATCCGGTCTTCTACAGGTTTCTTGGCTAGCCAAGCCGGATGCCAAAGACGGCGTAGATGCGCCGCCAGTCCAAGGATTACAGGGTCTTGCTGCCTATTATTCGCGGCGAGTTTATCCGCCTCGATCTGATCAAGCTGGGCATTCCCCAAGACACGTAGCAACCCCGCCATATACTACTTCTGTGCGCCCTGGTTATAGCACCCTGAACCTGCAGAGCCTCCACGGATATCCTTGCTCTGATCTACACCTGAATTTCCGGACTTATGCTGTGCCGCTGCTTGGCTGCCTTGGTTATATCCACCCGACTTGGCAGACCCGCCTCGCACATCGCCACTACCTACACCAGAATTTCCAGACTTATGCTGTGCAGCGATCTGGTTGCCTTGGTTGTATCCGCCTGATGTAGCCGAAGAACCTGCACCGCCTACCGAATTCGAAGTGCTAATGACTTTTCCCATCTCTAACTCCTTGAAATAATGATGCAGTAACCACTTCGTATCATACGGTAATAGCTACCGTCAAGTCTAATTCAGGTCCAGCCAATCGCCGATACATGGTTTATCGGGCGCCGTCTCGTGCCGTGGAGTTTTCCGCCTTGATCTGCGTCCGCATGGAGGGCTAGATATTGTAAAGCATCACTCACATGGCTCGCTTCGTTTTTATCGGGCGTCACGTCGGCTTCTCCATTCTGCTTCAATTTGTACCGATATTTACCCCGCAATGCAGCAATCAAATCCTTGCATGCTGGATCAACCAAGAATCCTGCACCCCCATCTACCTGCCTAGCTAGGAATGCTTCCACGGCATTAATTCGCGCCACGATACTATTCGTACTCGCCGGATGAGACTTAAACCCTTCGCTTTTAAGGATATCGTAGACAGTCTTCTCATCCGTCTGCACTCGTTGCACACCTGCGGGATCACCTACAACCAGTATGGGTGCCCCAGGGAAGCGTTCATTTAACAAGGGTTTAAGCTTCTCCCGTGCGAACCGTAGCACGCCCATTCCTGCTGAGGTAAGGTCGTTGAATATGAGTAACCGCCCGCGTAGGTCCAGTTGTCCCAGTACTGCACTGGGTGTAAGACCGAAGTCCAGACCCACGATAACTGGGCGCATCCCGTTAAGTATTGGCCGTAACGGAGTTTTCGATACATGGAATTCCGTGTCAAAAGACCGAAATACAGGCATCCCTGAAAGCGACTTTCCAAACTTGGCATTGATATATACATCAATCCAGTCCTCAGTCTTACCTACCATCAAGTCTTCATAGTAGTTCGTATCGAGGTACTTAATCCAATCGGCTTTAGGCGATAGCCCGCTAGGCTGGATCGTTACATGGTATTCGGGTGGAGGATTCGTCAGGAGGGTTTCCCAGTAAGTTTCAAGGTCGGGCGGATTTGTCGCCCCCCAAACCTTTTTCATCCGTTGGCCCTTTTCATTTACGCATCCGCCTATCGGGTTTCCCTTATCATCGACTCCCCATTCCTTTCTAGGAGGGACCATGCTTTTGTCGGGGTAACGGCCAAGGCGACCAGTCAGCGCTTCAAAAATGTCTTTGTTAATCTCCCGAAACTCGTCCATCATCGCAAATGACAACTGTAACGAGAGTAAGCGACGCACATCATTTGAATCATCCAGACCCCGAAACAATACTTCGCACTCTACATCATCAAACCGGAGGATGAACCTTGCACCTGTCTTCGTAAATGAGCCCGCTGCGCCATCTGGGAACCACCGAAGAAAATCAGGAATTGTCGTATCGAACAACTGCTCACGGGTATTTCTCACGACAACGCATCGGGAATGACGCAGCCCATCCCGCGCCACAGCCATCTGTTTGGCTTCGTAGGCGATCTTCATGATGCTGGCTGTCGTCTTGGTTGACCCCACGGGGCCCACAATAAAACTCGCCATTTTTGGCGAGGTAAGGAAGGGCACTACTGAAGGTGGAGGGTTATATTCCAGATCACTCATTTAGGCGGCACGCGCACAGTTACCTTGGACACAACAGGCCCCCAATGCCTTTTAGGGCGAAACTGGAGCCCTGCAACCAGGGCCTCCAATAGCTCAAGCAGTCTTGACAGCGACACTGACCACTACTCCACCAAGTACTGGCGCAGCCAGCGAGAACGTTGTCATCGCATCCGGATACGGAGCGCCTTCATTCGACACCACTACATTGTCCGCATCGACAGTCTGAACCGTAACAGTATAGTCACCTGCCGTCAGGTCTGCGAAGGTAACTTCGAGGGGGTCGGTACTAAGAGGAACGGTCTGCACTGCAGAGACTGGACCCGATAGCGTAACAACGGCACTAACCGGGATTTTATCAACTGGGAGTTGTGAGACGGTAAGGACAAAGGTTTGTGTAGTAGCCATGATACATTCTCCTGATACGTGAGCGTTGAGGGTACGTTATCTAAACCTTCCTGACAACACATAATACATGGAGTTTCATATGGGAGCCCATGGCTGCACCGTAGCACAGCTACTCTTCTTCCTCGTATTTTAGCTCATCATTCATTACAGCCATACGCTTCAGGAACTTGGGCAGTCGCTTCAATACGTGTTCTGGGCTTTCTTCGTCTGGAATCGGAGGAGCTTCTACGGGGTCCTGGTGTATCTCTATAACCTGAGCGGGACTTGCACCTAGCTGGGGTATATTGATCGATATGGAAAACCCTGGCCCACTCTGCGGCACTGCGTTGGGTTTAGGCTCAAGGTCGGCTAGTTTGGCCAGCCACTTACCAATATCCAGCATCATGTCGGTGTTGCACTCGTCATGGAGAACTTTGTCGTAGAGCTTCACCATGACTTCTTCGGCCATAACCGCTGTTTTCAATCTGAATGTAATTCCCGAGCCTGCGATCTCGGCTTTCTTCTGCACCACCTGGGCATGCACAACAGGGTTAGCGACTATCCTCTTAAGGGCTTCGTGAGTGAAGCCGTATTTCTCTGCAAGTTCCTCCACCTCATACACATCGGCAGCTAACTCAAGCACGAGGTGTGCAGGGATACTGACTCCTTCGAAAGGGTCGGTGGGTATTCTATTTGGTAGAAGGTTCATATATGTCTAGAGTGGTCAGAGTAAGCACCGCACAGAGGGCAAAGCGTATCACCTTCGTTGGTAAAGTAAAACAAGTCGTTCCCGCAGTTGCATACGAAAATGGGTAGGTTTGGTATATGGTGCCCTTTGAACACCCCTTTCTGTAGATGGCACTGGGGGCACTCTAAATCTAGTTGAGCTTCTCCGTAAGTTGCTGCAAAGACTACCGCCATCCATTCATACTTGCATGACAAGCACCGTGCCCTCCCTGAGCAATGTGGGCGGCTAGCCTCTTCCTCTTCTTTTTTGCGCTGTTTATAGCCTACTAGGCTCGTAGGTTCTACGCTCATTTCTTCTTCCCAGCTTTTGCCAGAGCTTCCATCTTCGCTTTTCCGTACTTCTTCATGCCGACGGCTGCAGCGATAGCGGCGGGATCTTTTGCACCTGACTTGGCAGCACTTGCCTCTACCTGCTTGAATCTTGCACCTGAACCTAGTTTGGCTTTTGCCATGGTGGTGTTCCTTATATGGTGGGGGTATCAGGTTGTTCTAGCACTTTGGGTGGGGAGCGTCAAGTTTTTGGCGCGGGGTGTGGTGCTAATGTGTAGGCTAGTTTACAGGGCTAAAACT